TCCGACAGTTCCAGTTCCGACAGTTCCAGATCCGTCAGTTCCAGTTTCGGTTCCAGTCCCGATAGTTCCAGTCCCGACAGTTCCAGATCCGTCAGTTCCAGTTCCGACAGTTCCAGATCCGTCAGTTCCAGTTTCGGTTCCATCAGTTTCTGAAAAACTTAAATTTGTGGGTTTGTCGGGTGTAAATTTACCCTGACCAATAAATCTATTATTTTTTACAATACCCTCTCCTTTAAAAGTTCCGGATCCACTTCCATTTAATGAAGAATTAAATCCACTAAAATTACCACCTAAGGTAAACTCTTCGTCTTTATCATCTTTACCTGTTAAAAGTCCCTCTCCTTTAAATTTATTATTTTCATATGTTCCTTTTCCTTCAAAGGTCCCAGGAAATGGACCTTTTAAGAACCGAGCGTCACTTTGAAAAATTGCTGAGTCAACTTGAGCTTCTATCGGAATTTTAGTATTAATATTTGGTGTTCCGACAGTTTGAACTGTAACAATAATGTCAGAAGCACCACCGTTACCCAAGAAAACATCACTAATTCTAACAGTTTCAACTCCACCCCCTATGTAGTTAAAACCTCCAGAGACTAAACTTATTTTAGGAGTTCCATCATTTTCAACAACCACTAGAAATTCAGATCCACTTCCATTAATGGATGATGCAGGATTGGTGACAGTATATCCAGTCGCATTTGGAATTCTAGAAGAATCTGCTACCCCATTATCTGTAAAGGTAAGAATACTTCCTGTAATTATGTTACCTGATGGGATGAATAAATTAGTTCCATTTTTTCCACCAATTTTAACCTCCTTACCTCCATCGCCACCAAGAGTCATTGGACCCGCATTTGTAATTACTTGTGGGGCATTAACATTTCCATTATTTCCAACAACTAATGATCTTCCATCTTTTATTTTAATTGTATTTCCTGTAACTGTTACCGGATTTCCTGTAAAATCTACTCGAATAGGTATACCTCCAGTTGCTCCCACTTTTATTGGTTCACTTGAAACGATTAAGGTTTCACCATTTCCAGGTGGAACAGATTGTCCTGGAGCAGTTACTGGATTGACTTCAAAAGTAGGGAGAGTTGATTCAGAATTAATTGTTAATGGAACATTAGTTACAGTAAAGTTAAGTGCTCCTGGAATACCCTGTGTTACAGTAGAAATGTCGTCTTTGTTTGAAGGATTTCCACTTGCTTCTCCTCCAGTACCACCTAAAAATGAATTATCACTTTCCAAAACAGGATAAAGAACAACTCCACTTCCTGGACCATCGTCTGGATTTAAAACTACTTGAGGATTTGATGTATATCCAGTTCCCCCATCTATCACATCAATTGCAATAATCCTACCATCTGGCGTAATAATCGGATTAGCAATTGCTCCAGTTCCACCACCACCTTTAAATTTAACTCTTGGTGGTTTTGCTAATGTTGGACCAGAGTCGCAGAAACCACCACCTCCTCCTTCTCCTCCGGAAAATGCGTTTGTTTGTATAATATTAGATAACTCAGGAATTTCTACTGAATCTGCTGCGTCTCCATACCAAAAACTCCACCCATCTCCAGCGGAACAATCTGCATCTTCGTCGCAAGTTAAAAAAGAAATAACACCCAATATAGTGTCGAGAGCACTAAATATGCCACTCATAATTCCAGAAATTCCATCGACAACGGATCCAAGTAAATCACCAATTGAAGACAACGTATCCGCTAAAGGACCCAATATACCACCTAAAAGACCTCCCATAAAATTTTCTACAGCACACAAGGGAGTTGATAAGCTATTACTAAGTGCGCTTTTTAATTGACCCAATACACTTTGAAATAACTGAGAGATTATTTTATTAAAAAGACATGCTAAAACATCCAAAACAAGTTGAGCTATCTCATTATTTGCTCCAGTAATATCAGGAGGAAGAAGTCCAATAATTAAATTTAATCCTTTGTTAAGTAAATTTTCGGCAAATCCTCTCATTTTATCAATTATACCTTTCATGAGATCTGCTATGAGTAAAGCAGCATCCTCTATTAAAGAATTTACACCATCTAAAACATCAGAAACAACACCAGCAAATGAATTTGCGGCAGCTTTTATTTTATTAATTGTTGCCTGAACATCCTTTATTATTTTTTGTATTGAAGTTAATGCACCTCCAGATTTAATATCACAATCATACGTCTTTGGTAGATAATGAGTTCTTTGCTCTTTTAATACATCTATATCTCTTACATCTAAAACGTAATTTAATCCTGCAGATTCATTTGTGGGGACTCCACTATCAGGTCCTTGCCCCAAAACATTTTTATTCCAAGCAGTTTCATTACCTCTTTTTCCTTGGTATCCTGTTCTGGAAAAAAATCCTTTTTCCGGATCATTTCCAAACAATCTGGTTTGAGCGTGGTTTGGTAAGATTCCAAAAACAATTGGTTCAGTTCCTTCTATTCCATCTTTATAAAATCCAAAAACATAATTACCCTGAGTTAATGATGGAGTTTGTGTTAAACCACCGTGACCACTTCCCGCAGTTACTGGTAGAGCAACCTCTGCCATATATAACTCTTCATCCTTTGTTGTGTTTTCACTTGTTTTATCTTCTAATTCCCTACCAAATATTCTTACTTTCGCTCTATAACCATATCCTTGAAAGTCGTCACGGTCTCTCAAACTATGTGTTCCATCTTCCCTGGCATTATTTTCTACCCATGTTGATTCGTCAACAACTTGACCAAACCACATGTATTGAACTTGTATGCCTTTCGTTTGATTGTTGTAAAAACTTTCTGACATTTTTTAATTAATCTTCGTAAATTCTACACTCGTCAGCATCAGGATTTGAATCACAATAAAGTTCAAGTGGAGTAGGATCGTGATGATCTCCCGCCTCTATTTCTTTTTTATGATTTTCAACGTAAACTTCTAATTCTTGCAGTTCTCCTTCAACGTGACGACGTTGTTGTGGAGATGTTGTAGGATCTTGAAGGATTTCTTTATCTTTTTGAATATGTTGTTCGATGCTGTCCATTTATTCCTCCGATTTAGTTTTTACTATTTATAGTGTCCCTAAGCAAATGTAGTGATGTCCAACAACCCTCTTGTCCAAGCTTATGAGAAATATCTACAACTAAGTAGTTACCTCCTTTATTTTTGCTAGGTTTTTTTGATTTTTTACTACTTATCTCTGGAATATCAATAAACACAATATCACCAACATGAATTCCAAGATCCATGGCTATTACTATTTCAATATTCACAGACCCTAATTGATTATATCTATTTTCTGACTGCCTAATAATCTCTGTTGGTTGGAAATTTATCTGTTTAGATTCCTTTTTTTGCTCTTTCCAAGATCTTCCTGTAGGGAGTGTTCCTGTATCAAGCATTGCTTGACTATTTCTAGTAATAGAGTCTTGAAAATTAATGTCAGATGCTACTTTCCAGAAAGATGTTGCCGCATTATTTGTCTTAAGATTCTGATCTTTATAAGAGAAATCATCTTTTACATATTTATTTGTAAAAGGATCAAATGTTTCAAGATCTCTTTTCATTAAAGATCCGGATATAATATGCTTTTCTGCATCAATGCTTGTCCTTTCAAACTGACTTATAATTTTTGCATCATATCCAACAGGAACATCATTAGTGTTTGTCAATATGAATCTTCTAATTGGACTCTGTCCCAACAATTTATCTACAGATTTAAAGTAATATCCTCCAGGTGTTCCTGCACCATCTGCTACTTCATAAAAAAAATATCCTGAAGTTATTCCATTTCCACCTACTCCCTGTGGAACTGTTCTTTTACACAACCATGTTACTTTATGAAATGGTTTTTCATTTCCACCTAAAAAATTAAAATCATTTTTTGACGGATCCACAAAAACTGGTTTTGGCGTTTTTAAACAATCCTCTTTTAGTATAGCATACACATTGTCAGATATCTTCCTTTCATATTTTTTAGTTACTCTAGAGGACATAACATGATTCATCAAAGACTCTTTTGAATAAAACCAAGTAGTAATAGAGGTCATTGTAGTATCCTCTGATGTCATTGATTCTCTGGCATTATTTGAGGTTCTTAATTCAAAATTCCCAACAAATTTTAATTTTCTCTTATCCCCATCCCTTACAATCAACTCAGTTTTTTCTCCGGCACTATTATTAAATTTATCTTCACTTAACGCTAACCCCTCACCATATCCAGTATCGAGGTATGTTACACAAGCCCTAACAGTGCTATCAAATATACTTTCAAAAAGATAAAGAGAAGTAACACCTTCACGAATGTCAACAGTTTCTCCCGAGTAGTTTGAAGTTATTTCAAATAATTCTATTTGACCCTGCCCTGCTTGTGCTTTTGTATTTACTCCCATTTTTTAAGACCTTCTGTTTGAATATGAATTGCTATGACCGGAAGAAGAATTAGACATAACGGGAGTCCCTCCACTCGGACCTGCTTTGCTGGAAGAATTTCCTCCGGATTCTTTAGGAATATAGATTTTTCTTTCTTGTAGATAAATCTGAACACCTTGATTTACCGGATCTTCATAAGAAGCAAAATTATTTATTTCTTTATTTTGTATATTTCTATCTCCAATTATGCCACCACCTTGTGCTTTTTCAACATTACCTCCACCAAATATATTACCAAATGCTTTTTGTATTCCGCCTAAGAAACCACCAGAACCTTCTGATTGACCGGAAGCAACTTCTTTGGGTTTCCATGCTTCTCCATCCCAAACAACAGGACTTCCATTAAGAGTTGCTTCTTGTCCTATCTTTCTTTGTTTATCTGCTTCTGCTATTTCCATTTCCGATGGTTCAGAATCTGAAGCAACCCATTGTTGTTTTTCTGCATCCCACTTTTTAGAATTTCCATCGGCATCTGTAAGTTGTCCAGAAATTGCTTGCTTAACAATCTCTGCAACCTTTCTTGATTTTTTAAAATCACTTTCACCTATAGGACCACTTCCAAACTGACCCCATGGAACATCAAATGCGACACCATCAGAAGCATCATCATAAGTTGGGTCTTGACCAGCAGCACCAAAGTGACCTCCAGTTGCACTATGTCCGCCAACAGAAGTGAAACCTTCAAACTCGGTCACATTATATCCAGCATCTTTTAATGCTTTAAATGCTGCTATTGCAGTTTCTCTGTTAGAGAATGAAAAGTGATCGTGAGCATTCGCCACTGTTCCATGACCATGAGGATCATAACCTTCCCTATGCGGATCTCCATGCAAATGTTGATGAATAGAACCTAATGGTTCTCCTGGTTTTCCAAATTGAGGTTTATTTTTTGGAGCTTGTCCTGGTTTTCCCATAGCAATAGATTCATCTTTTTCTTTTTCTTTTTCTTCTAAAGATGCAACTCTTTCTTCTTGACTAGGACGAACATCAGAATATTCACCCAACAATCTCTGCAAATGCTGTCTATATGAGGGATCTGTAGCATATCCTTGTCTTTGCAATTCTGCTGCAGCTTCTTCAGCACTCTTAGCATTATTCATTCCTTTATATCCCTTGTAATCTTTATACCACTGTTTTACAAGATGATTAACTGCATCTTGTGGAGTATCAAAGTTTTTAAACCTGGCATCTTGATATTCATCTTGACCATTAACAACTTCTCTGGTATTAGAAACTGTAGCATCTTCAGAATCAGTTGCTTTAATTCCAAAATAATTATTCTTAGCGGACAATGCAGATCCCCACCCACTTTCAAGTGCAAATTGTGCTGCTACCAATTCAGGATATTTTGCTCCTGCCTTTTCTGCCATTAGCATTACAGACTTCCACTGCTGGTCCTTAGACATGTTTCTAAGTTCTTGACCAGAAGGACCGCCAGAAACTGAACCAGAAGAAGTTACTGGTCTAGTTGTAGTTGTCGCTGCTGGTCCTGTTTTAGGTGTTGATGGCGTAGAAGATCCCCCACTGGAAGAAGATGATCCTGCACTCGTTGTGCTTGGAGAACTTCCAGGTGAAGACACTATAGGAGATACAGGTTGACCTTGTTGTTGACTTTGCTGTTGACTTTGCTGTTGACTTTGCTGCCCCGTTACTGGTTTTTGATCTGGTCCCCCTCCTGGTTTTTTACCTGTTTTTTTATTACCCTTTCCGATAGCAACTTCAATAGAGGTTGGTTGAACTGCTTCATAAATCTCTAAAAACTTTTTCTCTGCTGGTGTCCCAGATCTTCCGCCCAACTCAACACCAACACACCCTGCAGTTCCATCGCTATTGATGTCATTATGAACCATTAATAGAGATCTATTACCAATACTTCCGGACATATTGTTAATAAATGTTGACCAAACACCAACCTTGGTCATTCCATGTCTTGCATATCCGGTTAAAGGATACGTTCCGTCTGGAAGTGGATAATATCTACCAGAAACATTTGTCCTATCTTCTTGTGATGTTCCCGCAGTGCCATAAGTGCCACTAATTGCCTCCCAACTTCCAACCGATTTTCCAGAAGCGTCCATCATATGTAACTTTCCAGTAGCACCATCACCATGTCCAATAAAACTTAAACTTCCACCAGGAGATATTGGACCAGAAGGACCATCTATTGGTTGATCTACTGGTTGTTGATCCGGTCCAGATTTTGGTTTTGGTCCATCATATCGAGGATCATATCCACCTCTTGCATTTGGATCTCTATCTCTTACATCCGGTCTAGATTTAGTTCCTGATCCCCCACTATTGTCATCTCTATTTCTACCACCCCAATGACTTCCACGGAACATCTCTTTTTGTATGTGACTTCTCAACTTATTCAAAGAATCGTTTGCACCCCTATCTACTATACCGTGAATCATTTTAGATGTAGATTTCACCGTTTCATCTGCTTGATCAAATTCTATTGATCTATTATTATCTAAAATATTTGCTAGTCCTCCCACAGCAAATTGAGAGATCTCATTTGCAGCATCAGAAACATCACGAACATTAGTCGCATTTTGAGTCTTACTAGACAAGTAACTCATATTCTTTGCAAAGTTATCAATTATTTTTTTCTGAGGTTTTTCTCCCATAGCAAGATCTATAGCAGATCCCATCAATCCACCTACAAATGGAATCTTTTTAAGTGTTTCGGAAATGTCCGAAAGTGCTTTTAAAGAGTTTGGTTGTTTAGATGAAGATGAAGATGGAGAAGATTTTTCACCTTCTTTATCGCCACCAAAAAAGTCACTCCAAAAATCACGATTTGTGTCTGAAGATCCACCACCACTACTAACGTCTCTATCAGGGTTTGGGAATATTTTTACTATTTCCCCAATTCCACCGATATCCTTTCCTGGTTGAGACTGTTGTGGTATTAATTTTTTGGGTTTATCAGATCCAACAATACCTCCTTCTTCAAACGATGGTGTTAAACCTATCAATCCACCACCAGATTTTCCTTCAACCTCATTTTGTCCGTCAAAATCAAATGCATTAAAAGTAACAGCATCCCAAAATCCTGCTGTTACTCTCTTAGCTTTTCCTACCGTATCACTAGCAAAATCTTTAACTTTGTCTACTGCATTTTTTGCACCCTCCCATACATCACTTGCTCCACTTGGCATACCTTCAAAGAAAGAACCAGGGAATACTGATTTACCTAAGTGTGCTATAAACCAAGGAAGTCCAATACCCGGAATAAACATCGAAAGGTCTGGAAATGCCGTTAATCTCCCACTTTCCATATATGGTTGCAGGAAAGGTATCCATCCTAATAATGTTCCAAGAGTTGTTTGAACTCCAAATCCTTCCGGAATTGCAATAGTTGGGAAGTTTTCTACAAACCTATCGAATATCCCACCTATCCAATCCATAAGAACTTGGGCAGCATTTCCTACCATGGCAACTGCTGCTGGAACCATATCAAATAATGCCCATTTAAGGAGTTTTAATATTCCTCCCCCAATTCCTTTTACTAAATTAAAAAGACCTCCTCCAAATACCCAATCAAAAATTGCTTTAGTTGCTCCAGCACCTGCCTTTATTAAATCCCAAAGAAGACCACCGGGATTTAACAAGTAGGTTACAAATTTTAGTATACCACCACCAACATTCTTTAATAAATCAAGCAATCCTCCACCAAATACCCATTCAAATATTGCCTTTGCCCCATCACCAATTCCAGTAAATAAACCTTTAATGTCATTGACAATCTTAGCGCCAGCGGCTTCAAGACCTCCACCAAAAAATAATGTATAGAATAAATCACCAATATAATCACCAATAATACCACCAAGGAACATTCCCAATGGCGGAACACCAATAGCAGTAGATAAAAGACCCCCAAGAACAGTTCCAACTGCAGTTCCTACACCTTTAAATAAAGCTTTTTGAATTGGATCACCTGCCATTAAAGAAAGAACAACAGAAATAATTGAACCAATAACTGGGACCTTAAGGAACTTGCCAATCTTACCTATTTGTGCAAGTGCTTTTACACCTCCTCTTCCCCCAACCTTTTTGGCAATTCCAGTAGCACCACTTCTTACAGCATTTGTAAATCTAGATCTACCATACTTTCCGCCAAGACCACTAACGGCATCACTCCCAAATCTTTTTTCTGCGGCATCTCTACCATATCGGTTTGCATATCTTCTTGCTGCAGATGGCGAAGTTGTTCTAACTCTTCCTGTTCCTCTTCCACTAATTCCAGTAGTTCCAGAACCTTTACCTCCACCCACCTTCGGTCTCTTGAGGAAATCTAGTGGACCCCCAAATGCATCACCCGCCAACATTGCGGCCAAAATGGTAAGATCAATCATTCGATTGAAGGTATTCGTAAATGCCTCCATCTCTTCTTCAGTTCTTGCACCAGAAAGCCACCCAAGTGACTTAGTTAAACCATCTACTAATCTAATACCAGCAGCAAGAAAAGGTGATAAGATACTCAATAATCCACCTATAACTTCCATTATAAAGAAAGACGCTTTCAATAATGCATCAACTATTTTACCCAAAGCAGGTAATAATGGAGCTAATTTATCAAAAAAGAATCCTAAAAGAGTGAAGGTTAAAAATCTCTTTAACCAATCAAAGATTCCAAGTTTTGGTCCGGGGGGTTTTTTGGCAAGTTTTTTAGTATTAGATCTAGTTGGGTTTTCTAATTTCTCTTCTCTTTCAGAGTAATCTTGTTTTTCTTCATTTTTTCTTCTTGTTTCTGCAACTTTTTTCTTAAAAGTATATGAATCTTTTAATATAGAATCAATTCTTATTACTTTCTTTTCTATAGATAACAGAACATTTAGTTCTGAATTATTCGATCTGACCTCAGAGGGAGCAGCACCTTCTCCGTAATTTTTTCCACTAGAATAATTTAAAACCTTTGGCGAGACAACAAGTTTATTTCTTGGTATATACTGTTTTTTATCTTCAGTTTTTTGAATTGCATTTTGTTTCTTATTTTTATCACCCTTTCGTTTAAAAAATTTATCTTTAGAAACCGAACCAGCACCCCTTGCTGCCCCCCTTGCCAAACCAGAACCTAATACTCTTACTAATCCTGCTGCTGCCATTTTTCTACCTCCCTCAGACACTTACAATAAATCCTAAAGTATCGAGGATTCTTTTCCTCTCCACCGATGCATCACCATGACCACAAATAGCAGGAATATTTAAAGGAACATTTCCATCTCCACCACTTTCACCCGGTTTTGGTTTAGATCCTTCTTCTATTGGGGGTAATTTTATCATACCACCCATTCCTTCAGAAGAAGAATTTTGATATGGTTTTATATTCTCTCCAAGTATCTTTGTCTTTTCACCCATTTTAAACGCATTGGAATTTGAATCAGAGCGAGCGATTATCTTATTGAATGTATTTTCTCCAACCGCTTGCACAGTGTTTTGAGGAATTACCATCTCTCCTGGTTGTAGTGCGGTCAACTGCCTATCCGCAGTTCCTCCAGGAATATTCACTCCAGTATTTTCTTTAACAATCCCTGAATTTAACTCAGATCCCATAGGTTTATTTAAATCTATTTTTCCTCCACCCCCAAACATCTCGAATGTAGCCTTAGGAAGATTTCCTGTTTTTCCTATTTGTTTTTCCTCATTAATATAACGAGAAATTTCTTTTTGAGAGAATCCCATTTTTGCTAGAGATTTTTTATCTCTACTTTTAAGACTCATAAGTTTTTGCTGACTTTGTTGCAGTTTTGCCTTCTTCGCAGCAAGATTATCAATATCTTTTTGTTCTTGTGCAGTTGGTTTACCTACGTTACCATCAACTACTGTCATAGATTTTTGACCTGATCCAAGAAGACCACCCATCATGCCAGATAACATTCCACCAAATGGTGATCCACCTTTCTTAGTAGTTTTTACATCTGGTTGAAGTTTACCTGCTTTTTGTGCATCTAATCGTGCTAATGCTTCCTGTGCTTTGGGTGATAAATCTTTTCTACCAACTACCTTACCTGTTGGAACTATGTCCGACTGTGGTTGTGATTGTTGTTGTGGTGCTTCCGATGAATAAGTTTTATTCAGTTTTTCCTGAAGTTTTTTAGAGTATGATCCAGCACCATGCTTAGCATCATAATCAGCAATCCTTTGGGGATTAGTAGACTGCATCAACTCTGCATGTCTTGTTGTTGCTTGTGCTGAAGGTTTAGATGTCTGTGTTGAATCAGAAACTTTCTTTTCCTGACCTTGACTCATAATATTTTTAATAAGACCAAGACCTTCATTTCCCGCTTTTACGGCTAGTCCCATAGGACTATACTCAAGTGCTTTAAGAACTCCCTGTCCACCAAGTTTTAAACCTTCTCCAATACCACCAAGAATACCACCAATAGTTTCTTTCGCACCACTTAAGAATCCATCAACACCATCGCCAATCTTACCGAATAAACCAGAACTGTCTTGTCCTTCACCACCACCACCTGGAGAACCGCCACCACCACCTGGAGAACCGCCACCACCACCAGCAGCACCAATAGAACCAGCAATCTGTGATATCTTCTGACTCAAATCAGAGATAGCACCATCTTGCATTGTATTCTTCAATGATTGCTGTGTTATCTGTGTCCCCTGAGTGGAATTTAAAATCTTTTGTTCTTGTATATCTTTTCCTTGCATGAAAAGATTCTTAGTTAATTTACCAACAGTGTCTTTTATTTGTGATATTACGGGTATATTGTCAACTAAACCGGACCCGAGCATTTGTGTAATCGGAGCAATGCCAGGGAGAACTGTATTCAGTGCTGCACCTCCAACAGAACTTAATGCACCACCAGCAATATTACTAATACCGCCCGTAATATTACCAATGGTATCTCCAATTCCACCTGCAATATTACCAATGGTATTTCCAATACCTCCTGCAATATTACCAATGGTATTTCCAATACCTCCTGCAATATTACCAACTCCACCAAGAAGACCTGCTGCAGGACCTAATGGATTAATAAAGTTACCAGCAATATTTCCAACAGTGCTAAGAACATTTCCAAACGGACCACCAATAGCACCACCAACAAGATTACTTACAGTTCCTATTGGATTTGATATTGCTTTAGTAACTCCACTTACTGCTTTACCAATACCCTTAACAATACCACCAAGGAAGTATCCTTTAACTACTCCACCTTGATTGAAAACATCGACACCGGATTTTGTTTTTATCTTATCGGAATCAACCGTTTGAGGTTTTCTACTGGATAACCAAGCAGGAATATCAATACCGAATTGATCAAAAATTGTTTGTTGTTGTTCTGGTGATACAATTGCCTCACCTTTTTGAACAGCAATTGTTGTAGTGTCTCCAGCACCAGTAAGTTTTCCTATTCCTGCACCAATTCCCGCACCGGCAAAAGCACCAAGGGGTCCACCTAAAAGACCACCAATGCCAGCACCTGACATTAATTTTAATAAAACATTTTGGTCCTCTTTTGTGAGAACAGCATCCCCAACTCTTGCATTTACTAGTGTATCGTCCTTTCCTGCGCCAGTAATAGGGAGTCCTTCGCCCGACTCAACCTTACTAACAAATCCACCAATATTAAATTTCTGTTTTTGACCTAATGTTTCTGAAAAACGTCTTGCAGAATCATCTAAAATTTTTCTTTGTTCTTCTGTTGGATCTCCAGTAAGAGTAAACTCATTTCCATCTATGTCTCTATATCTTACTGGAGATTCTGTAGATCCGTATCTACTTGGTGTAACCGGAACATGTTTTGCTAGTTCTTCAAAATCCGCTGGAACCTTTTCTTTCTTAGCAGACCATCCCTCTTCACTTTCTTTCAAATAATCTGGTTCTTTAGATTGTATTGGTTTTGTTTGAACTTTATTTTTCTTCCCAAATAATCCTTTAATCATATCAATTAATCCCATTGAATTAATCATTTCAATCAATCCAGGAATCTTACCTCCTAAAAATCCACCAGCAAGAGCACCAAGGGGTCCACCTAAAGCACCACCAATACCAACACCAACACCAGAACCAAGTAATTCTGGTGTTATGTAGTCTTTTAAACCTGTTTTGCCAGTCAGAAGATCAATACCAGATTTAAGAAAACTACCCCCAGAACTTTTTTGTTTTTCCTGTTGGGATACACTCGTAGGAGAAACTTCTACTGCCTTTGATTCTGATTGTATTTTTTGTGGTGTTGTAGAAAGAGTTTGTGGTCTATTTCTATACACAACATCCTCAAAATTATCTTTTGTTACAATTGGACTATATGTTATGGGTGTTGTAGGGACACTTTGTTTTTGTTGTGTTCTTGTCTTACCTGCTGGGGAAGTATTTTGTAGTGCCTTTGCTTTTTCATTATGATATTTAATTACTTCATCAACAGTTTTTCCCTGCATCTGTGCCGTAAGTTTAACTGCACCTTGTTGATTTGGGTGAAGTTCATCTATAGATTTAGTATTAGGATTCCATGGAAGATTACCAACCAAATAATTTGAACTGCTTTCGGATAATGATTTTCTTTCTGGTTGTAAGTCTTCAGCAACTGGAATTGCTTTTGTTTCTCCGGAAATACCCGATTGGATCATTTCAATCAATCCAGGAACCTTACCTCCTAAAAATCCACCAGCAAGAGCACCAAGGGGTCCACCTAAAGCACCACCAATACCAACACCAACACCAGAACCAAGTAATTCTGGAGTTATTAAACTTTTTAGTCCAGCACCAATACCACCAATACCAACACCAGAACTTGTTATGGGTGTTGTAGGGACACTTTGCTTTTGTTGTGTTCTTGTCGTTTCTGCTGTAGAAGTATTTTGTAGTGCCTTTGCTTTTTCATTATGATATTTAATTACTTCATCAACAGTCTTTGCTTGTATTTGTGACGTAAGTTTAACTGCACCTTGTTGATTTGGATGAAGTTCATCTATAGATTTAGTATTAGGATTCCATGGAAGATTGCCAACCAAATAATTTGAACTACTTTCGGATTGTAAATCTCCGGCAACGGGAATTCCCTTTGTTTCTCCGGAAATACCCGATTGGATCATTTCAATCAATCCAGGAACCTTACCTCCTAAAAATCCACCAGCAAGAGCACCAAGGGGTCCACCTAAAGCACCACCAATACCAACACCAACACCAGAACCAAGTAATTCTGGAGTTATTAAACTTTTTAGTCCAGCACCAATACCACCAATACCAGAACTTAAAAAATCACCAAGATTAAATTCTTGTAGTTGTTTCTTTTCTTTATCTTTTGACTTTAATATTTTTTCAATTTCTAAGAAACTATCGCTGTTTGAAAAATCAGCTGCTTTTTTAATAAAATCAACACCATCTAATAACTTATCAAAGTTTTCTTGCTTAGAAGTATTAGGTATTGATCTCGAAGGTCTTGATTTTTTAGTTATTCCTCCACCAAGTCCATTAAATCCTTTGAATTTTTCATCTATGTATTTTCTTTGCTCTTCAGATGGATCACCAGAAACAGTGAATAACTCATTTCCATCTACATCTTTATATCTTACCGGAGATCCTGAAGTTCCATATCTACCACCACTTTGAGCATTCCTTTCATCATTTCCTACAAGTCTTTCAATTTCCTCAATATATCCACCATTATTAAATTTTGCTAGATTATCAGCACCTATTTCATTGACTTTATCCTTTTTAACAACAAACTCACCAGGAGTCAGCATTGCTGGAACTGTATCTTGATTACCACTTCCAGGAACTAAACCACCTTGATTAAATCCATATCTTTTTTCTTCTCCAGTTTCTAATTTAGTTGCTTGCTCTTCTCTCTCTGCCCCAGCACCCGTTACAAAATCTGCACCTTTCTGGAATACATTTCTATTTTCATTTTGTGCTCTAATGTCTGCTGCTGCTTGCTTATTGCCCTTTTCTTTTGCTGCTTGATTTGCTTGCTTATCTGCATCATCCTCAGTAGTTCCTGGGAACATTGCCGGAACTACCGCACCAGCAGTAAACAATGCAGCACCAGCAAGAGCGGCACCCCCCTTCCACCCAAGTTTGCCCAATAATGGAAGTAGTCTTGTTACAATGACCTTTCCCATTGTAATAGACATTTTCACTAGAGTTCCAATTAGACCTCTAACAAAACCACCCAATCCAGTTCCGAAAAGAAGTAATGCACCAGATATAGCAATCCAATGATCACCAAGAAATTCTAAAATAGTATAAAATGTTTTTTGATTATTTGGATCGGAAAACCAATTCGTAAACATTTTAAATGCTTTTCCGAGTAATACAAATAATAAAAAGTTTTTTATTTTATCAAATATACTAACAAACGGTTTTACTGCTTTCTCTGCAGTAGATAATATTCCCTTAAATCCATTTTTAGTTTTCTCTAATTTATTTTCTCTTCTTCTTTTTTTCTCCTGATCTCTTAATTTTCTTTCATCATTAGCAATTTCTTTATCAAAAGATAATTGATTTTGTAATGTTTCGAGTATAGAATCTAATGTTTTTTCAATGCTTAAAAGTGGTCTCAATAAAGGACTATCATCACTATTTTTCTTCTCTACAAATTCTTCAGTAGAATTTTCTTGAGAAGAACTCGATACTTTAGATTTTTTTAACTGTGATAATGCTAAAGAACGTGTGAAATTTGAATAATTTTTTGACTTATTGGATTGAGTTTTTACAAATTTAGATATAGAAGTTATTTTATCCGGATTTACAATTTTTTTTATTTCTTCATTCTTCTCTTGTACAGTAGTAAATTTTGTATTTGTATCTAACGATTTTACTCTCTTTAATTCTTCTGTTATTACTTCTGTTTCTCCAGAAGAATATTTTGAGTCTGTCATTCTAGCAGCAACTGCTGCTTCTCTCAATGCTCGATAATAATCTTCCCAAGACAATTCATATTCATCTTGAAGACCCAACAAGTCAACAATCTCTTTATCTATTAATTGAACTGTTGGGTCTCTAGAATCCGGCATTTTTGTTTGCGGTCTTACGCTTTAACTCTTCCTCCTCAAGGTGCTCTTCAAGCATCATAACATAGATGTCTCTTTCCCACGGGATTAAATTTTCTATCTCCGTTAAAGAATATTTATGGAACTGGACTAAAGCAAAATTTAATCTATAATAATTTTCCAGATCCATATGAGACATCGCTATGCGAAAAAAGAATTCAGTCCCTCCAAGTATACTGTGCTTTTAACTTTTGTTTTGGGGTTGGTAATTTTTACTTCATGCCTTAATTTTGGCATGGTCTCGAAAAACTTTTCAATTTCTTTAAACTGAACAGAATTCATCTGGTCTAAAAAGTCAACCAAATCTTTTTTAGTTAAATCTGCAGAATCCCAGACTTCTTCTTCAGTATACACTTTATCAATACATGCTGCAATCAAATCAAAAGACTGCTCTACATTATTTTCTTTCTCAATATCAAAATTAGTCTTGATAAACTGATCAAGTGATGGGTATTTCATTTCCATTGTAATGGAATCATCTACTTTAATATGCTTATTATGTTCTGAATTTTTTTCTACTTCAATGTCACTAATTGGAATTTTTACAGGAACCTGTGTCTCACCATCATCTGGACAATAAACATTAACTTCAACCTCTTCTCCGACAGACTTTCCTCTAATATTTAAAAACAAATACTCAATATCAAACGTTGGAAGATGTTCAACTTTAATATTCTTAGGAGACTCAATGCAATTTTTAATTACTTGTTTTACTGCAGTGGTAATTTCTTTAACATCCTCAGTTTCCATTGCAAGAACTAAAAGTTTTTCTTCTCTAACAAGAAATGGTCTATATTTAATCTTTTGTTCAGTAGAAGGAAGAACCAACTCATAAGTTGGAGTAGTAATCTTAGGTAAAGGCATAATCTCTTTTACAATTCAGACGATATATTTATAGTATATATTAAAGTTTTTAACTATCTGGAAACTCAACAAGGTTAGGAATATAATTAAAGAATTTTTTACTAGGATTTGTAATACCTTCTTTCCCAATACTGTAAGATCTTCTCCTTTTTACATAACGAGTAAATTGAAACGATACTGTGCATTTTAAAAGTTGAGAAGTATCATAAGAAACAGGCATTGATGTTATTGCAAACGGATATGCCTGTAAAAATTCATATTCTAAAAATGTTCCTCTATAATCCCTTTCAAATTTATTAATGTATATTGTTGCTTGATAATCTTCAGGAAAAGAAGATCTATAAAAATAATTAGTTTTATCTGTTGTTGGTCTATCACCAACTTCAAAATCTAAAGACTCGTGGACAACATAATCAATCCAATTCTCAAAAAACCAAATTATGTTGTGACTATCCCCATCGTTATCTGTTCCATAATGATCTACATAGAAAGTAAAATCAGCTCTATCATCAAATTGTTTTCTATAAGCATGTCTTTCAGTTACACCATGAAAATCATTTACTATTTCATTGGTCGCTAGACTATTCCCAGGCAAAGATGCCTCATGGCAAAGTAGTGATATTTCTTCTAATCTATCAGAAACTTGCAAACCTCTCGCATTTATCCAATTCTGTGTTTGACCATTAGGTAAAAACCAACACTGAAAGAAAGAAGTTAATGCCGGTTTTTGAAATAAAGATTTTAACCTACCTATGTCTGACCTATCAACTCTTGGTTTGGGAGAAGCCATTTATAAATATGTGAAGAGTATCCTATAATATGTATGCGTCGAAAAGATGGAAAATATCATCAAGGAAAATTTAATCCTAAGAACCCAGAAAAATATAAAGGAAAAGACATAAAAAACATCATATACAGATCTTCATGGGAGTTGAAGTTTATGCAATGGTGTGATAGAAGAGAAAGTATTTTAGAGTGGGGGAGTGAAGAGTTTTTTATACCTTACTATGATCCGACAACAAGAAAAGTCAGAAGATATTTTCCAGATTTTTATATGAAAGTTGAAGATAAAGATGGAAAAATTGTTAGGTATGTTGTGGAAATAAAACCAAAGAAACAAGTATTAAAACCACAGAAAACACCAAGAAAAAGAGAAAAAACTTTTCTTAGTGAGGTGTTAACTTGGGAAAAAAATCAAGCAAAATGGAAAGCGGCAAAAGAATTTTGTGATGATAGGATGTTTAAATTCTCAATCATAACAGAAGATCAGTTAGGAATATAAATATCTCTATGCGAACCTAGTCTAATAAATAGATGGCACTCCCACCCGGTTGGAAAAAAGAATCAAATAATAAGTTTAAAAGGGATTTGCCTAGTAAAGGTGGTGTAAAGCTCGATTTAATAACCACCTTGGATGGGAAACAGCAAATCGTTGATAGAGAAAGTGGTAAAGTTGTTTATGAGAGAAACTCAGATGATAAAAACTGGAACACTAAAGATAAAAATTTAGATAAAAAAATTACTAATGGTGATAAAAAAGTTAGAGATAATTTACAAATTACCGCAACAAAAGAGTCTTATGAATTAATAAACGCAGAGGGATCTAATGATCAAAAATCAAAAGCAAAAGATTCTAAAGCATATAAAGCGGAAGCAAATAAAGGATTAGACTTTACGACTCTACAACAAGATGCATTAAAGAAAGAATTTTCAGGAACAGACAAAGTAAGAGAGTCTATTGGAGGGAGAATTCAATATCCAATAAAAATGCATCCATCTCAAGATAGAATTAAATTTACTGCTGTTGAAATAGTTCCAGGTAAAAAAAGCACATATGAAGAAAAAGATAAACCAATTTACATCGCGGCACAAGCACCTATACAAGATACAAATACAGTAAAGTGGGGAGAAGGAACATTAAATCCAATTGAAAAAGAAGCATTATCTCTTGCACAATCTCTAATATCAAGTGGTAGTGATCCAGGAAGCGCAACAGCAGATGCGGGTAAAGCCTTAATGGAAAAAGTTACAGATCCATCTGCTAAAGCAACTATTAAAGAATATCTAGCTGGGGCTGCTATTGGAAAACCAGATGTTATTTCTAGAACTGCCAAGAAAATTTTAAACCCAAATTTAGAATTATTATTTCAAAGTCCGGCATTAAGAACTATGCAATTTAGTTTTAAAATGAGTGCCAGAGATAATACAGAAGCAAAAGCAGTAAAGGCAATTATAAAATATTTTAAACGTCATATGGCAGTGAGAAAAGATACTACAGATTTATTTTTAAAAGCACCTCATGTCTTTACAATTCAATATCTAAAAGGTGACAATCAACTACATAAATCTATTGGAAAAATAAGTCCAAAACAATCGGGAAAAACAAAAGCATGTGCTTTATTGTCATGCAACGTGGATTATACCCCTCTGGGTTCTTACATGACATATAATGATTCAGATGCAACCATGGTTTCTTATACAATAAACTTATCATTCCAAGAAATTGAACCAATCTATGCAGAAGATTATGATGACAATCATCCTATCGGTTTCTAGAAATGGCAGATAACAATTACTTCAGATTCATACCAGACTTTCAATATATAACCAGAGGTAAAGATAAAAATGGATCTTCTGATTTAAAAACAGTCAAAAACTTTTTTGTTAGACCTATTCTAACTGAAAAACTGTATGGAAATATCACAGTATTTGATCGTTATATTGTTGAAGATGATGAAAGACCTGATACTGTAGCGTTTAAATTATATGGAGATTCAAATTTTGATTGGGTTATACTTCTTTCAAATAATATACTAGACGTGTATTCTGAATGGCCTCTTTCTAAAATAAATTTTGATAACTATCTTTTAGAAAAATATGGATCATATGAAAAAATATATGAAACTCGATATTATGTAACTAAAGAAATAAAAAACTCACAAGGAGTCATTTTAATACCAGAAGGTTTGCAAATTTCAAATCAGTATATAGATTTTGATAGAACTATTATTGAAGAGCAAGAAGTATTTGATCCAGATACTGAATTAACTACTACTGTAGAAGTCGAAATTGAAAATCCAAATTATTTAAAATTAAAACCAACATATCTTCAATATTATGATTATGCACTACAAGCAGATATATTGTACACCGATCTAATAACACCAGTCTCAAATTATGACTATGAATTGGATTTGAATGAGAAAAAGAGACAAATATTTGTATTAAAAAAACAATATCTTTCAATTATACAAACTGAAATAGATATAGATTTAAAATATAAACAAGGTTCCGAACAATATGTGTCCGAAACCTTGAAAAAAGTATTTGATTTAGAAATTTAAATCATTCATCAAGAAGATCTTCAAACTTCTTCATGTAGTCATTATCATCTTCTTCCTCTTCTTCTTTTTTGATAAAGGGAGACTTAGATACTGGTTTGCTCTTTTTATAAGAAGACTCAAGTTCCTTTAGAACATCTTCCTCAGACTTTGCCTTAGAGGACTTAGAAGCATAAGAATCATACTCTTCTTCTTCCTCGGCAGAAGAACGTTGAGCAGGTTTGCTAAGTCCAAGAACATAATCAAGACGCTTCTTCAGATCTTCATAGGACTTGAACTGATCTGGTGCAGTGATTGCAGCAAGAGAATACTCTTTCTTCCAGACTGCTTCGAGTGCGTCATCGTCGTCCAGAAGAGGTTCTGGGGAGTCAAACTCGGACTTATCATAGTTCCAGTAACCTTCGACCTTACGGATCTTCAGGCGGAAGTTAGCACCCTCCCAGAGATCAAATGGGTTGATGGGTTTCTCATCATCAAACTCTGGTTGCATAGCATTAAGAATCTTATCAAAGATCTTCTTACCATACTTGAAGAGAAATACTTTACCCTCGTTGTCAGGATTGGCGGGGTCTTTGATGACGTAAATGTTGCTATAATAAGAGAGTTTACGCTTGCTCTGGTTACGGACAAACTTCTGTCCTTCAGAACCTTCTCCTTCTTGCCAACGCTCTCGATTGTATTCTGCAAGAGGATCTGCTTGCCCAATGGTGGTAAGGGAGTTTTCAATATACCATCCACCAGGACCTTTGAACCCATGATGCCACATTTTTGCCCAAGGGAGTTCTTCATCTCCGGGTGCGGGAAGGAATCGAATAATTGCGGATCCAACACCATCTTTACCCATGACTGGTTTCCACAGACGATCATCTGCG